GGGTAATACGGGTTTGAGCCTAACAACAACACGATCCGTAACATTAACGCCCACAGCTTGCAGATCCCCACCCATAATGGGTTGAGTCGCTGGAGCCATCTCTTTAATCTCTTCAAGGACTATCTCTCCAATACCTGTACCAAACACAGCAGCATTAATCAAACATTCTGCTACAGCTTTACGAACCTTACACATCTCAAAATCTTCTGTTAGTTTCTTTCTGAGATATTGAATGTCTTGTTTTTCTGGGTCGTTCATGTCATCAGCAATATCAAACCACTTGCCACGACCAAATGTAGCTTCTTCTAGTTCTGCTACGTTAGACTCTACAGCCTGCTGAAGCGCAGGAGAGATAATTCTAGAACGCTCTGATGCTCTTTCTGCATCAGCAGGATCCCACTGACCCCGCCACAGTCTGTAGTACTCTTCAAACTTTGCTTCGTAGTTTGACTCGTAGTGATCTCGCCAGTTTTCACACTTAGTCATTACCCAATCTTCAAGAGACTCTTCAATCATTAGAGTATCTGGACTATAAAGTTCTGCGTCTGCCATATTAGTATCCTGCCACTATATCAAGTAATTCGTGATCGTCAATTTCAAATTCGTAGCTGTACGCAACCTTTGCTAACTGATCTATGTATGCTAGTGCGTCAACCAAGTCATCGTGAGTTAATGGATCTGGAAACTGAAACAGTTGGTCTAAGAATCTGTTGTTCCACTCACCTTTGTTTAAACTAATGTAGCTGTTTTCAAAACGTCCCTGTAATGCCCACATAACCCTGTCTGTCTTTTTCTTGTTACCGTGGGTTAACTCTTCTACACGAAAGAACGTACCGTGGCGTTTCATTAAATCAGTAAGAGGACTCATTACAGCCTGCTTTGCTATTCCTCTTTCAATACCAACGCTAATGGGTCTGTAATCTCTAACGGCCTGAAATATCTTGGCGGCAGTCTCGTCAAGGCTCCACCGCCCATATATAATGTTATCAACGTACCAACCATCAGGACTAACTTTAACGACAGCGATTGCAGTTTCATCTAGTTTTGTATTCTTTGTCCGTTTCTTGTTGACTTCTTCAAAACCTGCTAGGTCAGCCGCGATGTAGTAGTCACCTACGTCTGGTTCTTCTCCGAACTTTACCCAATCTTCCTTAAACATTTCTGAGCCTCGTGCTTCAAATGAAGCCATAAACTCTTGTCGAAAAGCATAAGAAGACATAGACTTCTTGGCTGTATCTATCTCATTAGGATCTAGTATAGGGTTGTCGTAAGACGTAAAGTGCCACCCCTTGTACGTTTCGTCGTCTCCTAGTTCTGCCATCTTGTACAGTTCGTAGAAGTGGTTCCTGCCCATAGGCGTACCTATGAACATTGCTGAACCCTTTTGGTCAGCTAGTGCTGGACGGAGAATCTGCTCCCATACGTCAGGCTTCATGTCTGCGTACTCGTCCATCACAAGAAACTTCAAGGAAACACCACGCATTGTCTCTGGCCTATCGGCTCCTTTAAGACTAATGGTGGCCCCGTTGACCAGCTTGATTTGCAGGTTGTTAATGTGACTACCCGCAATCACAGGGTTTCCTAGCTCCATTAGGGTTTGCCACATGATGTCACGGGCCTGACCCTGAGTGGGCGCAACGTAAAACACTTGCCCTTTGTCTGTCTGTAGGGCGTTAATGATTAACATCCATGCAGCTAGTCGGGACTTCCCTGTCCGTCTTCCAGCAGCAACTACCTTGAATCGTGTAGAATCAGAGTAGACATCTTGCTGCCAAGGCAACAACTGAACATTAAGATCAGTCAAAGTTAGTTACAGGTTACTACGACTTTGTTGTTTGAGTCTGTAGTAATAACGCAACCATTAGCCTTTAGCATGTCCTGCATAATTACATCGTTCTTATTGAGGTAAGAAAGCCAATCCTCGTTAGTTTGGTGGATGCCCATCATGCCCTGAATACCTAGATTCTCAGCAGTATCAAGACCATTAGTACCAAGAGTAACAAGATTTGTCATACCAGCGATACCAACATTAGCTGTTGAGTTAATCCCATCTTCAGCAGTTGCTCCAACTTGAGTAATACCAGCAGTACCTATATTAACGATTCCGTCCATTCCTGTGACACCAAGCGTTACCATACCGTCAATGAACTGTCCATAGTCTACGTTACTTACAGCATCAAACCCAGAGCTAGAGATGTCAGAAAAACTACCGTACAAGGCTTGTTGGGTTTCAGCGTCAGCTTTAATAGAAGCTAAGTCTACCCTTGCGTTCATACGAGCCATAGTCTTTGACGAATCTGCCTGCATCCACATCATACCAAGAGAAGTAACAGGAGAAGCAAGAATAGATGCCCACTGCATAGCTTCTGATTGTTGAGGGATAGGTGTTACTGAAGGAGTCTGTGTAAGAGCCAAAGCCATTACAGCAGCACTAGCAGCTTGTCCGTCTCCTGCAGTAGCAATAGCAGATAAGGCGTCAAACTTAGCTTGTGCTGCCTTTGAGTTAGCCTCTGCTGCTTTTTGTACTGCTTCATAGTATTGAGTTGAGCTAGTTGCACAACCCACGAGTAAAAGTACCGCTAACAGTGTTGTAATGAATTTCATTTAAAGTTCTCCAATAAGGGCTTTGTGTTTAGTACGTCCATATAACAGGAACAGATCCCCGTGTATCTACATGAATAAAGTCACCAGCGACCCCTATGCCAGTAAAACCGTGTTCTAAAGCCCCTTTTATTAGCGTATACCGATGAGCAGAGTTCGTTGTCTTTATGTCTGCTGCTATGCCTTGCGCGTGAGTCCCCGGTATCTCTTTTACGGCCTCTAACGGGTGGCTAGGGCTTCTGTAGCCGCTGGTGATAACAAAAGGAAAACCACAATACTCTCTTAGGGCGTCTAGCTTTTCTAAGAAAGCCTGTTCCATTTGGTTTTCACCTGTGTGTTGACAATCAAACTCCGCTTTAGCGAAATGTTTCATGGATAAGTTGTTTGATGTCTTCCTTAATCTCATTGATCCTGAACCGCAACCACTGAATCTTCGCTTTCACTGTCCTCTTCAGCTTCTCCAGTAATAGTCGCAGTTCCAACCCCAGTGATGTTAATTTGTATCGCGCTTCTTCCCGCATCTTTGACAATATCCTTTTCAAATGCAGCAACAGGAAGAATACGATCCATAACTAACTTCCACGCTGCTGCCTGATTCTTGTGATCTGGGTCTGTGGCAGCTTCAAAGATAGCATCCATGACTGCCCGTGACCGTGGTGAGTTTAACATCCGAGCCTTGTACTCGTTTATGATCGCTGCATCACCTTTAGGACGACCAACTGCTCCTCTAGAACCTTTCTTTTTACTAGAAACAGAAGACTTCTTAGGGCGACCAACAGGATTCTTAGCGTCGCTAGACGCGTCTATTGAATCTGTGTCGTTGTCCATACTGTATAGTTCCTTACCTAGAAGGTTTTTAGGTTTAATCCTTATACTTGTTTCTTGTTGTTTACTATATAGTATATATTATAACATACTTTTCTATGAAAGTCAAGATAAATCTATGTAGAGAGGCAATATTTACAGTTTCTGTGGGGAAACCTACGGATTTACAGTGCAGATTGTCTGTGTATTTACAGAACAGATTAGTTCTATATAACTTTTTGATATATAAGAACAATCAACAAGAACTACTATGTTCTAATTTGACTCTTTTTTGTGTCTGTGTAGGACCACCGCCGCGTAGACCTACAAAATCCCCTCCCCCGGTGCCAAAACTGTACATATATACAGCACTGGACGCCTATACAGTAGTGCAGGCTAATCAGATATGCAAAGAGTGAGTGTTTCGGTGGGTGCTTTATAGCCCAATCGAATAAGCTGTGAGAGGCTCTCAATCGCCCTGTGAGCGACGATATCGAAACCCATGCTGGGCTATTCAGAATGGGCTAATCGAATTTCACTGTATAAACGTACAGTAAAAAACTTAAATGCATTTAAGAAATGTCTACAAATACCGCTTGAGATCATTTACCGATCTGTGGTTATAATAACCCTGTCGGCGCAATACCGCGCGCGGCATAACTTCAAAAGGTATATAGACATGAAAGCAGAAAACATCCAATCCAACACATCCGCACCATTCCTCGCCGGTCGCACGTTCGGCACGTTCGCGCAGGAGCAAACGATAGCGATAACATCACGGCTTCTGAAAGATGCCAAGTCACTGCATACCGCGCAGGATCTCAAAGATTACTGTCAGGGTTA